CTACGCCGACGGCCGGACCTTGGCGTTCGGGATCGCCTGCGCGGTCGCCGGGTCGGCCAGGATCGCCGCGACGGCCGGCACCGCGGCCGCGGCGGCGACGAGGCCGGCATTGCGCCGCACGTAGAGGCCCCAGGCGGTGACGAGGAGCGTCACCAGCGCGCCGGTCAGCGCGGTCGCGGTGTCGGCATCGAGCCAGCCGCGCCCGACGGCGATTCCGCCGCCGAATTGCAGCAGGGTGCGCAGCAACGTGGTGAGCTGTTCCTGGTTCATGGCGATCTCCTGCTGGAAGCATCGAGGCGAGAGCGATGGCGAGGGTCAGGCCGCGGCCGGCCTGCCGCAGGCGGGGCAGGCCGTCGGCGCGGCGGGCCGACCGGAGGCGGCGTGGAGCGAGAGTGCCGCGGCCCGTACTTCCTCGACCCGCCGGCCCCAGCCCCGCCCGAACCGCGGCCAGGTCGACAAGGCCCGCAGGAACGTCAGCCGTCCGTCGCACAGCGCGTTCACCAGCCCCGGCACGTCCCGGCCCGAAAGCGCCGCCAGCGTCACAGGACCGAGCTTGCCGTCGTCGGCGATGCCGAGCGCCCGTTGCAGCCCGATCACCGCCCGCCGCGGGCCGCTGTTCACCGAAAAGTCGAACAGCGCGACATCCAGCCCCGCCGGCAGCGCGTCGCCCTCGATCGCGTCCCAGAAGCGCCGGCGGTAGATCGGCGCCACGGAAGCCGGCGTCAGCGCCCGCACCTCCGCGCGCGTCGCCGGCCGGCCGAGCCACAGGCTCAACGTGCCGATGGTGACGCCGAGGTTCGTGGCGCCTCCCGGGTCGGCGGGGTCGTCCGACCATCCGCCTTCATGGTTCAGGACGAGCGAGAGCGCCCGGTCGTAGGACGACGCGGCCATCGGGATCTCCAGGTTGTCGGGTGTCAGGACCGGGCCGGGTGGCGCTGCGGTCGGGGGTCAGAGGGCGGCCTTGTCCGAGGCCGCCGTTTCGGGTTCGCTCGCCGCGGCACGCCGCGCCGCCAGTTCCGCCGCCAGGGCATCGCGCTCGCTCCGCAGGGCCGCCGCCTCGGCGAGGGCCGCGTCCCGGTCCGCCAACGCCGCCACATCGATCGCTGCCAGCACGGCCGGCAGCGGGAAGCCTGCGGCCGCGGCCTGCTCGGGCGTCAGCGTGAGAGGCATCAGCATCTCGCGCCCGCCGTCATCGTCCTCGACGCACCGCCCGATCTCGACGTGCCAGGCGGGCGCTTCCGTCACCCACGGCGGGCGACCGCGGTAGACGAATCCCTCGAGCCACTTCGTCATCTCGGCCACGGTTGCCTCCCTACGCCTGGACTGTCTGGGTGGTGCCGGCGACGCGCCAGGCGCTGCCGCTGTCGGTGACCAGGACCCCCGTGCCCGCGCCCGCCGCCTCGAATGTCCCAGCGCCGGTGGAGGCTCGGCCGTTGCTCGCGTAGGCGATCCGCCCCGCGATGCCGGCCGTGGGCAGGGTGGCGACGGTGTAGGAGGCCGGCTTCACGGTCGAGCCGACGGTGACGGGCAACAGGAAGTTCGCCCCTGCCGGCGTGACGCCCGTCCTCGACACCTCGAGCCAATTCGACGCTGCGTTATATGCGTCGTTGGCCGTCCGGAAGATCAGCTTCCCGGTCGTGTCGATATAGTACTCCCACAGCTTCTGATCGGTGGGGGCCGCGGTGTTGCGTATCTGGTAGAACGGGAGGGCGGAGGCCAGCGCGGCGTTGCCGTTCAGCACGAGACTTGCGAAGGTCGGGCTGCTGCCCGTTCCGAGCCCGAGCGCCGTCGCACCCTGCGCCGCCGTGCCGGTGAGGACGCTGCGGCCGGTGGCCGAGGCATCGGTGACGTCGGCCGCGGCGGGGCCGGTGACCGGCTTGCCGGAGGCGCGGGCGTAATGCCGCACCGTCCAGTTGCCGGAGGCGTCCGAGGTGGCGAGCGCGGTGTCGCCGGCCGCCGTGACGAGGGTGCTTGCGCCGGGCAGCGCCAGGCTCGCGGCGTTGTGGGTGAGGGTCGCGGCGCCGGAAAAGCGCAGCAGGCGCAGGCGGTTCGGGCTCGTGCCGAAGCTCGTGATGGTGCCGGTGCCGGTGATGGCGACCTTGAGGGCGGGCGCCGCGCCGAGGTCGACCGTGGCGGCGACCGCAAGGGTTGCCTCCGCGGCCGTGAGGTCGAGGCCGCCGCTGGCGCGGTCGACCCGGAAGCCCTCCCGCCAGGTGCCGCCATCCGCCGAGACCTTGAGGCGCAGGTCGTCGTCGCCGGTCAAGCCCAGTTCGGCCCGGCCGGAGAAGCCGGACTGGAACAGGACCGAGAGGGTGTTGCCGGGAGCTTCCTTGTTGAGGGTGGTGCGCAGGTCGCCGGTGCCGCCCTCGGGCACGGTCAGCGCGGTCCAGAGCGCCTTGTTGAGCTTGGCGGCGAAGGGGTTCTGGGCGTCCGCGGTGGTGCCGATGCCGAGCCGCGCGAGGTTCTGCAGCGCCGTCAGGGTGGCGCGGAACGACACCCAGGCGGTGCCGATATAGGTGCAGAGATCGGCCTCGTCCGCCACGAAGGCGAGCCAGCCCGGGCGCGGCGCCGTCGGCTGCCACGCGCCGTCCTGCCAGCGGACGACGCGGCCGGCCCAGCCGCTCCAGAGCCCGGTCGGGCTCGGGCCGACGATGTAGCGGTCGCCCTCGGCCGGGCTCGCCGGCGGCGCGCCGAGGTCGCGGTCGAGCACGGCGAGCTGCACCAGGGCGTCGAGGAGCAGGAGCGCCTCGTTGTGGGTGACGTGCTTCTGGCTCTGCGCCGCCGCCATCAGCGGCAGGGCGAGGTTCTGGGTCGCGTCAGGCATCGAGGGTGATCCGCAGGGGCGCGCCGCGGCCGTAAGCGGCCGAGACCTGATGGAGGGCGAGGCTCAGGCGGGCGACGGGGCCGCCGAAATCGGCCCGCTGCTCCGCCGCCGCGTAGGTCAGGGCCGGCACTCCGCTGCGCAGGGTGCGCCGCACGGCACCGGCTTCGTCGAGGAGGTCGATCTCGTAGGCCTCGCTCTCCTCGGCGAGCGGCACCTCGGCCTGCTCCCAGGGGTCGCCGCCGATCCGGGTGCGGCGGATCCAGGTGAGGCGCAGGTCGCCGTTGCCGATCCGGCGCAGGCGGGCCTGGACCGGCGCGAGGGGGCGCAGGGCGACGGCCTGCGGCACGATCCGGAGGCCGATCCAGGACGGGTCCGTCGGCGGGCGCCCCTGCGGGCCGATCCGCACGAGGTACGGCCGCCGCTCGGCGGGATCGAGGCCGGAGGGCACGAGGCTCTCGCCCAGCACCACGAAGCGGCTGCCCGCCGGCAGCAGCGCGACCCCGTCGGCGTCGCTGCCGAGCTGGCCGCGCAGCAGGCGGGTCAGGCGGTAGCGGCCGGGGCCGGTGAGCCGGGCCTCGGCCCATTGCAGCACCTCCCAGCGCCCGGCCGGCGTCTCCACCGCCGCGACGTTGGCGCCGTCGAGCACCGCCCGCTCGCTCGCCGCCGCGAGCTGCGCCCCGCGGGGCAGCTCGACCTCGAGGGCGTTCAGCCGGTCCCAGCGATGGGCCGGGCCGGCGGCGAGCGGCGCGGTGAGGCGCCCGATGATCGTCGGCGCCGGGATCGCGGCGTCCGCCGCGAAGGACCCGTCCTCCGGGGCGATCTCGACGGCGAGCGGCGCCCACGGCCCGGTATAGGCCGCGACGAGCAGCGGCTGGGGTCCGGCCCGCAGGGTCGGCAGGTCGAGCAAAGCGACGAGGCCGACGCCGGCGGTCGCCGGCGGGTCGGGGTCGCGGCGGCTCACGCCGCCATCGGGGGCGCCCTGCAGCCCGGCCTCGGTCCGCACAGCCTCGAACGGCCGGCCCGCCTCAAGGCCGATCCGGGTGAGGCGGTACTCGCTGCGGCGGCCGTCGATCGCGAGGGCGATCACGTCCCCGGGATCGAGGGCGAGGCAGGAGGGCGGCAGCGTGCCCGACAGGGCCTCGCGCTCCAGGGCGGCGCGCTGCAGGAGGCCCTGCGCGACGCCCGCGGCGGCGCCCTCGTCGAGGGCGAGCGGCACGCTCACGGTGGTGCGCGCCGGCAGGCCGGAGCGGCGGGCCTCGACGGTGGCGCTGCGGTAGTCGCGGCCGGGATCGAGGTAGGACAGGGCGACGCTGCCGGGCAGCGCCCCGGCCTCGGCCCGGCTGCGGGTGTAGTCCGAGGCCCCGTCCCGCCCCGCCGCCAGGGTGTCGGGCGCGAGCGCCAGGGCCGGCGGCCGGGCGAGCGGGTGGAAGACCACCCGCTCGCCGCTCTCCGCCGCCTCGAACGGAAACACCTGCTGCAGCGGCGCGAGGGCGGCGCGGGCCGAACTCGGCTCGGTAATGGCGTAACCCTCCACCATCCCGAACAGGCCCGAGACGTCCGCCGGCACCCCGGCGCAGAGCTCCGCCACCACATCGGCGAGGGGGGCGAGGCCGAGGCGGCCGTTGATCCAGTGGCCGAGCCGGTAATTGTCGGCGTCGCGCCACACGCCGGATTGGCGCGGAAAATCCGGGAACGGCCGGGCGTCCCAGGTCCAGACCGCGATCCGCTCCCAGTCGAGCATCCGCCCGCCATAGACCGGCGAGACCGGGTTGTTCGCCGGCTCGCGCCAGTAGGCCAGCACGGCCTCGAGGGTGGCGCGCTGGGCCGCGAGGTCGCGCCGGCCGAGGGAGAAGTACGGCGCGAAGCTCTCGGCCGATTTCGGGTCGAGGAAGACGTTGGGCTGGTTCATGCCCTTGTCGATCGCCGGGCAGCCGAGCTCGGTGAACCAGATCGGCTTGGCCCGCGGCTGCCAGGGCGTCGGCGCGGCCGCCCGCACCCCGCCGGGCCGGTCGCGATGGGGGTTCTCCCACCAGCCGCGCAGGTCCTTGATTCGGAAGACCCAGTCCTCGCCATACGCGGTGTCGCGGATCGGCGTGCGGGCCTGCGCCTCCCGGTCGGCCGGCGTGGCGTAGGACCAGTCGTGGAGCTCGCCCCCCGCGATGCCGGCGCGCAGGTAGGCCGGGTCATAGGGAGAGGCGAAGCCGGCCTGGGCGTCGAGATGGTCGAAACCCTCGCGCCAGTCGGCAAGCGGCATGTAGTTGTCGATGCCGACCGCATCGATGCTGGGGTCGGCCCAGAGCGGATCGAGGTGGAAGAGCACGTCGCCCGAGCCGTCCGCCGGGCGGTGGTTGGCGTACTCGGTCCAGTCGGCGCCGTAGGTGAGCGCCGTGCCGGGGCCGAGGATCGCCCGCACGTCGGCGGCGAGCCGCCGCAGCGCCTCGACGCCCGGGAAGGTCGCAGGGCCCGAGCGCAGGGTGGTGAGCCCGACCATCTCGGAGCCGATCAGGAACGCGTCGACCCCGCCGGCAGCCTGCGCCAGGCGGGCGCAGTGCAGGATGAAGCGGCGGAAGCCCCACTCCTCCGGGCGCCGGCTCGTCACGGTGGTGCCGGTCCAGGCGAGGTCGTCCCCTTGCGTGGTGCCGAAGAAGGCGGCGACCTGGTCGGCCGCGGCGGGTGTCTTGTCGACGCTGCCCGGGCGGCCCGGGGCCGGGTGGCCGGTGATCCGCCCGCGCCAGGGAAAGGGCGGCTGCTCCGCCCGGCCATAGGGGTCGGGCAGGCCGTTGCCGGCCGGGATGTCCATCATCACGAAGGGATAGAGCGTGACGGAGAGGCCGCGGCGCTTCAGCTCGGCGATCGCCTGCACCACCGAGAGGTCGGACGGCGCGCCGCCGATCAGCGGATTGCCCTGGGCGTCGCGGCTGACGATCCCGGCGGCTTCACGGGTCAGCCCCGCGGCGAGCCAGACCTGACCCGTGGTGGCCTTGGCGGCGGTCTCGGCCCGGGGCGCGATGCGGCAGGCCGGCAGGCGCAGGTCGCTGCCCTGCCAGGCGACGACGAGCGAGACGTGCCGGCAGGCCGGCGCCTCTTCTTGCAGCTGGTCGAGGGCCGCCACGAGGTCGACGCCGCCCGAGACGGTGTTCTGGCCCTGGAGCGTGCCGAGGCCGGTCGCCGTCACCGGCGCGGTCGCGTAGACGAACTCGCCCATGGCGGGGATCAGCGTGACGGCGGTGACGAGGTCTTCGAGTCGCGGGCGGCCGTCATGGCTCGGCGGCCGGCGGATCACCTCGGCGGTGATCACCGGCACCCGGTTGCCGAAGGGTCCGAGGGGGAGGTCCTCCAGCACCAGGTAGGCGAGGCCGCGATAGGCCGGCGCGCTGCCCTCCACCGCCTCGATCTTCGGATCGGGGAGCTGGTCCTCGGTGCCGCGATACAGGCGGTGGGCGTAGTCCGCGAGCCGGATCGGCTTGCCGTCGGCCCAGACCCGGCCGAGGCCGGTGATCGGCCCCTCGCACAGGCCGATCGCCACCGAGACGCTGTAGCTGTAGGTGACGTTGTAGGTCTTTGCCTGCGAGCCCCCGCCCTTGCCGCCGGAGCCCCGCACCTTCTCGACGCTCTGGGTCTCGCGGATCTTCGTCGCCCAGACGATCTGGCCGGCGACCCGCATCCGCCCGAACACCCGCGGCACCGTGCTCCCCTCCTGGGACGCGGTGACGTAGAGGTCGGCGAGCCGGGCCCCGAGATTGATGACGGGCTTCTGGCGCGTCCCGAACAGGGCGCGGTCGAGGGCGCTGCCGCCGGCGGCGCCGACGACCCGCCCGACCGCCCCGCCGATCGGGCCGCCGAGCGCCGTGCCGACCGCCTGGCCGGCATAGGAGAGGACGAGCGTGCTCATGAGATGTGACCGAGGTCGATCACCCGGCCAGGTTCGTGGCCGCCGGTGACGGTGTGTCGGGAGACGCGGGAGATCAGGGACCCGGCGGGAACCGGAACGCGTAGGCGACGCGGCGCGCCCAGGCCGCCGGCACGGCGCTCTCCAGCACCGCGTGGCCGTCATAGGCGTGGATCATCCGCGCCTTCCCGCTCAGGATGCCGCAATGCTTGGCCGGCGCGCCCGTGCGCCAGCGGAACAGCAGCACGTCGCCAGGGCCGGCCGCCTCCGGGGCGATCTCGACGAGGTGGCGGCGGGCGGCGTCGCGCAGGGTCTCGGCGCCGCCGGCCTCGCCCCAGTCGGGGGTATAGGGCGGCACCGGCTCGGGCTCGGGCCCGTGGAGGTCGCGCCAGATCCCCCGCACCAGCCCGAGGCAGTCGCAGCCGGCACCCCGCAGCGAGGCCTGATGGTGGTAGGGCGTGCCGAGCCAGAGCCGCGCGAGCGCGACGATGCGGGCGGAACGGTCGGGCAAGGGATCGTCGGGCGAGGGATTCTCACGCAAGCCGGCCTCCGTCGTTGCCGGCCCCCGCCTGGGCGTAGCCGGTGGCGTAGTCGTTGCCCGGCATGTGCGGGAAGCCGCGGAAATTGGCCGCGTTGGCGAATTTTTTCCCGCAGGTCGGGAAGGTCTTGTCGCAGCCGGCGGTGACCGCGAAGGCGTCGCCGGCGGCCATCGGCTCCGGCAGCGGCTGCCACAGGTCGAGGGTGGGCGGCGCGAGCGGCCCCGGGCGGCTGTGGCCGCGCACCTCGCAGGCAAGCCCCGCATTGGCGCCGGTGAGCCAGACGAGGCGCCCGGCCGTGAACCAGCCGGTCTCGTAGGCCGCGAGACCGTCGGTGCGGAAGGCCCCGGCCGAGAGCGTCCCGGTCACTGCGGCGCGGGCCATGAGGGCGGCCGATGCGAGGGCGACGCCGCAGCGGGCGTCACCCAGTTCGGCGTCGCAGGAGCGCTGGAACAGCCGGCCCGTCGGCCGGTTGAGGGCGGCCGCGAGGCTGCGCAGCTCGGCCGAGAAGCCGGTGCGCCCCCGCGTCACCTCGCCGAGGCGGCCCGACAGCACCAGCACCCTGTCCTCGGGCCGGCTCCAGTCGACCCGCCAGACCGCGACCGCGGCGTCGTCGAACAAGCCCCGGGCGAGCTCGGCCTCCGCGAGGCGCCCGTCGCTGAGCGCCCCCATCACCTCGAGGCCGTCGACCGACAGCCCGCCGGACTGTTCGAGGGCCGAGGCGGCGGCGCCCGTCTCGGCGGCGCAGGTCACGCCCTCGACCACGAGGTCGCCGTCGTGGTCGGTGAAGCCGAGGCGCAGGCCGTCGGCGCGGGTGACGATCCAGCACCAGGCGAGCGTGGTGGCGCCGGAGGCGAGGGAGGCCGCGAGGCCGGGCGGCAGGGTCTTCATCGGCGCGGCTCGATCGGCATCATCGGCGCAGCTCGATGACCGGAATGTCGGCGACCAGCCCGGCGAGGACCGCCTGGTGGTCGATGCTGAGGCGGTCGGTGGCGAAGCGCACCGGCACGTCGAAGGCGAAGCCCGCCGTCACCGCGGCCCCGACCGCAGGCGCCACCCGGAAGGTGACGAGGCCGGTCGCCGGATCGAGCGTGAAGCGGTCGGCCCCCTGCTCGACCCCGTCGAGGGCGACCCGCACCGTGCCGGCGACGGGCTTCACGATCGGCCTCGCATAGGGCGCGAAGGCGCCGCCATAGGTCTTCTGCAGCGCGAACGCCGTGCGGGTCCCGTCGCCGCGGCCGAGCGCCTGGTCGGTCGGGCGGATCGGGGTTCCGGGCGGCGCGGAGGCGTGGTCGAAGGTGTCGCGCCAGCGGAATCCGTAGAGCGGGCCCCGGCGTTCCTCGAAGAACGCGATCAGCACGGCGACGTCCTCGGCCCGGCGCAGGGCCGGCCCCGCATTGTAGCTGCGGCGGGAGTGGCGCCAGAGGGCGTTGCGCTCCTCGTCGCCGGAGCCGAGGGTCACGATCTCGGTGCGCCGCTCCGGCCCGCCGCGGGAGCCGTAGGAGAGGTTGAGGGGGAAGCGCACCTCGTGGAAGGGGCTCGGCATCGCGTCACAGGCTCCGCAGGCCGCGCTGGACCGCCCGCGCCAGGGCGGCGGTGACCTGCGCCTCCGAGCGCGCGAAGCTCGGGGCGTCCGGGGTGGCGATCGACACCGAGACGCGGACGGTCGGGGCGGGGGCCGGCGGCGCGACGCCGTGGGCCGCCGGCAGGATGCGCCCGGGCTGGAGCGGCACGAAGGTCTCGCGCCCGCTCTCGCCCACCGTGTAGGCGACGCCCGGCGTCACCGGGCCGCCGGCGGCGCGGCCGGTCGGGTTCGGGGTCAGGCCGAGCTGGCCGAGCGCGTCTCCGATGAAGTCGCCGGCCGGGCCGCCGCGGCCGAACAGGCCGTCGAAGGCCCGGTCGATGCCCCGGCTCGCGAGCGTGGTGGCGAGCCGCGCGATCACGCTGGTCAGGCGCTCGCCGTGCAGGATCGCGCCCTTGAAGCTGTCGGACAGCGCCGCCCCGAGTTCCCGCGAGGCGGATTGGGCGGCGCGCTGGGCGGCCTCCGCCCGGGCGACCTGGGCGGTGGCTTGCCCGTAGGCCTCGGCCACCCGGTCGACCTCCTCGCGCAGGGCCGGCGTCACCGCGAGGTCGGCCTTCTTGGCCGCCTCGAGCAGGCGGAACGCCGCCTCGGCCTGGGCCGCCGCCCCCTCCTCGCGGCCGACCGCCTCGGCTTCGACCTTCAGGGCGCCGGTGCGCCGGGTCAGGCGGGCGACCTCGCTGCGGAAGGCGTCGTCGCCCTCCTCCGCCGCGGCCCTGGCCGGGGCCGTCCGCGCCGGGGTCCGGGCGGGTGCCGGTGCGGGCGGGGCCTCGGCGGCGAGGGCCGGGGCGAAGCTGCCGCGGGGTTCCGCGTCGCTGATCGCGAAGGCGTCGGCGATGCGGGCGCGGATCGCCGCGCCGCCTTGCGAGGCCGCCCGCACCCGCCGGCCGAGATCCTCGACAAGATCGGCGGCGGCAGGAATCTTGGCGGCGATCCCGCCGACGGCGCCCGCCACCGCCTCGAACCCTGCCACCGCCTCCCGGGAGGCGGCCCCGGCCTCTCCGAGGCGGGCGGTGAGACCGCCGACCGCCTCGTCGACCCGCCGCAGGGCGGCGCCGTCGCCGGCCGCGGCCGGCAGGGCGGCGACCTGCTCGGCCGCGCGCTGGAGCCGGCCCAGGGTCTCGGCTCCGGCCATACGGGCGAGCTCGTCGCGCACCTCGGCGCCCGCGCGGGCCATCGCGGCCCCGATGCGGCCGGCCCCGGCCTCGACCGCCTGCTCGGCCTGCCCCATCGCCCGCTCGGCCACCGGCCCGGCCCGGGCGAGCTCGCGCTCGTAGGCCTCGACATTGGCCTCGAGCGAGACCACCAGGCGCTCGATCTCGGTCGTCATGCGGGCGGTCCCTCGTGCCCGGCGCCCTGGAGCCAAGCCCAGAGCGCGTCCTCCTCCTGCGGCGTCAGGTCCTGCGCCGCCTCCGGGTCGCGGGCGCGGTTGAAGCCGTCGATATAGGCGGCGAGCTGCCACAGGCTCATCGCCCGCAGGTCGGCGGCGGGCAGGCCCATGGCGGCGGCGGCCGCGTAGAAGGCCGCGAAGGCGATCCGGCCCTCCGGCCCGGCCGCGCCGGCGGGCCGGCCGACCCGCTCGTCCTCGGCGCCCTCGAGGCCCGCGGCCAGCACCAGGGCGGCCTTGGCGATGAGCGGGATGCAGGGCAGCCCGTCGAGACTCCGGGCGATGGCGTGGGCCTGCGGCACCGGGGTGCCGCCGCCGATGAGCCCCAGGCGCAGCACGTCGCGCACGTCGCGGAAGCGGTAGCGCCGGCCGGCATGGAAGCCGTGCAGCAGGGCGGCCGGCCCCGCCCCGGTCGCCTCCTGGAGCGCCTCGAGGTCGCCGATGGCGAGGCGGAAGCGCCGGGTGGTGCCGTCGAGGTCGAGGTCGATATGGCCGTCGCGGCTCATGAGCGCCTCACGCGGCGGCCGTGAAGGGCACCGGCCCGGTCGACTGCATCGCCACCGCGACGCTGCAGCGCTCGCCCCGCACGGCGCCGACCTCGAAGCTCGTGAGGTGGAAGAGCCCGTCCCAATGGCCGCCGCCCTCGGCGGCGGTGCCGGCCACCTCGACCCGGGCCTTGACCGGGGCGTCCGCCTCGAAGGCGGCGCGCCAGCGGGCGATGCTCTGGCGGGCCATCACGCCCTTGCCGGAGACCGCGACGGATTTCGAGACCGCGACCCGCTCGACGAAGGGGGCGGCGTCCTCGTTGGCGCAGTCCGGCACGACGGCGCTGTTGGTCTCCTTGGTGAACTGCACCGCGCGCTCGGTGAGGCCGCAGGGCGCCTCGAAGGTGTCGGCGGTGGTCGGGCTCTCGAGCTTCACGGCGATCGCCGAGAACGGCAGGGTGGCGGGCTGGGTCATGGCGGGTCTCCCGGGAGGGTTGGAGGGTCAGGTCGTCTCGGCCGCGACGGCGGCGAAGCGGGCGACGCCGTGCCAGGAGCCGGGCCCGAGGGGCTCCGGCAGCACCAGGCTGCGCTCGTGGGCGATCCAGAGCAGTTCGCCGCGGTCGAGGGTGAGGTCGGCCTCGTCGAGGGCCTGGGCCACGGCGGCAAGCAGCGCCTGCACCGGCCCGAGGCCGCGGGCGCCGCGCAGGAAGGCGTGGACCGTCAGGCGGCAGGCGCAGCCGCGCCAGCGTTGCGCCTCGTAGGGGCTCACCTCCGGCGGATCGACGCGCAGGAACGGCCATTCCTCGCGCGCGCTCACCGCCTCGCGCACCCGGCCGCCGACGAGGGCGCGCAGGGGCGGATCGGCGAGGAGGCGGGCGCGCACCGCCCGGAGCACGTCCGGCGAGAGGTCGAGGCCGGCCATCACGCCCCCCCGGGGAGGCGCGCGACGGCCGGACCGATCACCGGGCGGGCGCTCCGGGTCGCGGTGCCGAATTCCCGCGCGGCGAGGCCCGGCGCCTCGACCGTGACGGCGCTGCCGCCCGGCGTCGGCGCCGCCTCGGCGCGCCCGTCCGGCAGCGCCTGCGCGATGTCCGCCGCGAGGGCGGCGGCAGCGTCTCGCGCGCGGGCCCGCGCGGCGTCGCTGCCGGTGCGGGCGAGGCGCGCGAGCCGCGCCTGGAGGGGACCGGTCTCGGCTCTCGGCATCACAATGGTCGTCCCTGGATGATGGCGTGGCTGCCGGCGGGGTCGGTCTCCACCGCGACGATGCGGTAGCGGGTCCCCGCCAGGGTGATCTCGTCGTCGGGATCCGGCGCGGGGCCGGGCGTCAGCACGATGATCCGCACCAGGCGGCCCGGGAGGCCCGGCTCCTCGCTCGCCTCCCGGGCGCCGTCGCGCCGGGCCCGGACCGGTTCGTCCGCGACGCCGGCCCGATGCAGGACGGCGTCGTCGAAGAGGACGGCCAGGACGTCCCCGAGATGGCGGCCGAGTCCGTCGAGGAGGCCCATCACACCACCGCCACGCCGAGGCCGTTGCGGCGCATCACCTCGTGGAAGCGCCGCCCGTAGGAGGTGAGCCCCAGCGTCCCCGGCAGGTCTTCGGCGGGCGGGTCGCGGCGCTCGAGATGGAGCGTGCCGCTGCGCAGGGCCTTGAGGTCGAGGGCGCCCGCCCGGGCGAGCTCGGCCTCCGGGCCACCCTGCCCGTCGAGGGTGAGGGTATGGGCGGCATGCAGCATCCGCCCGAGGACGGCGTCGGCCGGTTGCCAGCCCGCGCCGATCCGGGGGGCCGCCTCCGCCAGCGCCCCGGCGATGGCGGCGTCGGGAACCCCCGCGAAGGCCGGGAAGCGGGCCCGGAAGGCGTCGGGCGTGATCGCCTCCGCCATCTCACGCCTCCCCGTCCGTCAGCCGCTCGCGGCCCCGGCGCCGCTCCGGCCGCGGCGCCGGCTCCTGCGACGGCGCTTCCTGCGGCCCGGTCCCGGGATCCGCCGCCTCGACCCGCACCTCCCCCGCCGCCTCCCAGGCGGCGAGGCAGGGGTCCGGCCGGTCGGGGAGCGCGATCACCGCGCTCTCGCCCGGCACGAGGAGCCGGGGGGCTCGCGCCCCCTTCGGCCAGACCAGCCGGGGACCGGCCGCGTGGTTCGTCACCCGCATCATGGCGCGCCTCCCTTCAGATGCCGTCGAGGTAGCGGCAGGCGGCGGGCCGGCGGATGTCGAGGCCGCCGAGCCGGAAGGCGCCCGGCACCTCGAAGCGCCACGGGCCGGTCTGCCAGGCCGGGAAGAACCGGAACGGCATCGGCAGCCACAGCTTCAGCACCGAGGGGTCGCGGCGATACGCGACCATCCGGGCGGTGCCGCCGGTGCCGGCGGTCTCGAGCGCCCGCACGCCGTAGACCGTCAGGTCCTGCCCGGTCTCCAGGGTGTAGACGTTGTGGCGCCGGATCCAGTCGAGGAGCGTGAGCGGGCTGATCCCGTCGAGGCGGCGCAGGCCGATGCCGAGCATCTGCTCGTAGGGGAGCAGCAGGGTGTCGGCCATCTCGACGGTGTTCGAGCCGGTGAAGATGCCGATCAGCTGGCCGTTGACGTCGGCGAGGATCTGCTCCGGGCTCTTCTGGGCCCAGGCGGTGCTGCCGTTGGCGCCCGTGGCGGCGGCGCTGCCCACCGTCACGCCCGGATGGTTGAGGAGGCCGGAGAAGCCCTTCGCCGGATCGCCCAGGAGCGCGACTTGGTCGATGAACTCCTCCGAGGCGAGCCGGGCCGCGTCGGCCTTGTCGGCGTCGAGAGTCATGCCGAGGAGCTGGGCCTTGCCGAGCTCCTCCAGGTCGTAGCCGTAGCCGATCCCCGCCATGGCGACGGCGGTCTCGTGCTGGCGGCGCGTGAGCTCGGCCTTCGGCAGGTCGGCGGCGGCGCCGTGGACCCAGGTCGCCTGCCCGACCCGGTCGACCGAGAAGTAGGTCACGGTCGGCACCCATTCGGGCGCCGCGGTGTCGACCGGCACGAGGCGCGGGTAGCGGATCGCCGGGTACTGCGCCCGGTAGACGGTCGGCTCGATGAAGGCCTGCTGGCTGACCAGGAAGGCGAGTGCCCGGGGCGCGTCGGTGAGGAGGGGGCGGGTCATGGCTCGTGCCTCGTTCAGTTCAGGCGCAGGCGGACGAGGCCGCCGGCGGGCGCGGAGGTGTCGAACAGGGCGTTCGGGACCGGGGTGGTGCCGGAGGCGCTGGCCGTGACCGCGCCGGCGGGCGTGACGTAGGCGGGACTGCCGGCGCTCGCGGCGGACGCCGTGACGACCCAGACGGCGCCGCGCACCAGCACGGGCGCGGTCTCGCCCCTGGCGAAGAGGTCGGCCCCGCTCGGGCTCGGCCGCGCGTTGCGGTCGGCCAGCACGATGCCGCGGAAGATCGCGCCCGCGGCGGCGATGCCCTCGTCGCGGGCGCCCTGGAAGGCGGCGCGGCCGAAGCCGATGCCCTCCGGGGTCTCGACGGTGCGGCTGAGGATCGTGGCCGGATTCTGGTCGGCCAGCATGCCCTCGTAGGCGGCGGCCGGGCGGTCGGGATAGCTGGTCTGGACGGGGGGCATCAGCGGGCTCCTGCGGGTTTCCAGGCGGTGCGGAGGGTCTCGACCATGGCGGCGTGGGCCGCCTCCGGGGTGAGGGCGTCGGGGCGGCGGTCGCGCAGGGCGTCGCGCAGCGGGTCGGCGGCGGGAGGCGGGCCGGCGGCGATCACCCGGAAGGCGCCCTCGAGCGCGGCGGCGCCCATCGCGGCGGCGTCCGCCTCGCCGAGGGCGCGGGCCACCGCCGCGCGCCGGATCGCCTCGGGGGTGAGGCCGGCGGGATCGAAGGCGTCGCCGAGGATCCGGCGGGCCTGCGCCACCAGGGCGCCGCGCTCGGCCGCCAGCGCGTCGAGGGCCGCCTCGTTCGGCACCCGGGCGCGGAGCGCCGCGACCTCGCCGTCGCGCTGCGCCAGCGCGGTCTCGGCGGCCTGCGCCCGCGTCTCGGCGGCCTGCGCCCGGGCCTCGGCGTCCGCGAGGCGCCTGGCGAGGTCGGCGTCGCCGATGCGGCATTCCGGTCCGGCGCGGCCTTGAGCCACGATCGCGACGTGGTCGACGACGACCCGGGTCTGGCGGGCGTCGTAGGGCTCCCCGTCCGGGGTCGTGCCGGGGGTCCAGTCGAGGTCGCAGGCGTAGCCGACCGAGACCTCGCGCCGCCCGGCCTGCACCGCCGCGATCGCGGCGGAATCGGCGAGCAGCATCGGGATGCGCACGAAGGCGCCGTCGCGCACCACCTCGTCGCCGACATGGCCGCGGGCGACCCCGCGCCAGGTCCGGGGCGTCACCGCCTCGGGCGGGTGGTCGAGGGTGACGGGCTTGTGGCCGAAGCTGCGCAGGGACTCGGGCCGGAAGATCTCGTCCGGGTCGCGGTAGATCCGGACCTGCGCCAGGTCCGGCCGCGCGACCTCGTCGCCGCGATAGACCTGGACGTTGCCGGCGCGCGCCGCCCGGGCCTGCACCACCAGGGCGCCGTTGCCGAGCGGACGCGCGCCCGCGATCTCGGCCGCGGGGCCGAGGGTGAACCGGTCGAAGAGTTGCATGGGGAGTCGTCTCGCGTTGAGGGAGGTTTGATTTCGCTCCCGACCAGGACCGTCGGTTCACACGCCGGGCTGCGCGCACTCTCCCCGCCCGCGGGGAGAGGAGAAATCTGGGCCTTCTTCGCCGAAGTGGATCGGTGTCGGCCCGCTCGGGAGATCGAAGGAGTCGGGAAGGCCGCTCTCAGCCCGCCGGCCGGCCGAAGGCCGCGGCGATGCCGGGGAAGAGGTCGGCGGCCGAGAGCCAGCCCTCGACGCCGCGGCCGAGCACGGCGGGCGGCACCACGCCCTCGCGGGCGAGGGTCGCGGCGGTCTCGGCCTTGAGACGGCCGATCTCCGCCTTCTCGCGCTCGCTCGCCTGGGCCAGCGGTCGCCACGCGTAGCGCAAGGCGGGGTCCGAGCGCCCGAGGGCGTCGCGGATCAGCAGCCGGTCGAGGCGGGCGATGGCCGGCGTCAGCTCGACGGCCTGCCGCGCCGCGATGTGGTCGTGGTAGTTGCGCAGGTCGGATTCGCCGGTGGCGTTGAGGCCGGCGGGCGACTGGCCGAGAAGCCGCGTCACCGGGATGTCGGCGGCCCCCGCCGCGACCTGCAGGAAGAGGCGCGCCACCTCCGGCAGGCCCGAGAAGTCGAGCTGCTTCTGCTGATAGCGCTCGCCCTCCGGCGAGCGGCCGTCGCCCTCGAGGAGCAGCATCCCGAACAGGCCCTTCATCCGCGCCGCGTAGGCGAAGCGCTCGGTGAGAAGCCGGGTGCCGTCCTCGGTCGAGAGGGCTTGCGACAGGCCCGGCACCGAGATCACGTCCTGCTTGGCCTCGGGCAGCATCGCGGCGATGTGGGCGCAGGCCGCGCTCGCCTGGTCGATCGCCTCGAGGAGCGCCTGGAGCACGCTGTCGCCGAACGCGTCCCCGGTCTCCGCGTCGGGCAGGGCTGCGCCGAGGAGGCGCACGACCCGCGAGGGATGCACCGCCTGCCCCCCGGCGATCGTGTAGACCGTCGGCTCGCCGAACCAGGGCGAGAGCGGGTCGCGCTCGATGGGGCCGGCCTGGATCGCGGCCCGGGGCAGGACGTGGAGGTAGCGCAAGGCGCCCTGCCCGACCGTCTCGGGGTCGAGCGGCAGGCCCGGATCCGGGGCGCCGTCGCCGATCAGGAGCGCGGCGCCGCCGTGGAGGCGCGCGAGGCGCAGGGCCCGCAGCAGGCGGTCGCGCAAGGACAGGCGCTCCTCGCTCGCGGCGAGCGCCGCCGCGACCTCCGGCGGCGCCTGCCAGGCGCGCCACTCCCGGAGCATGTCGAAGGGCACGATGTCGACGACCTTGCGGGCGAGCCAGTTGTCCCGGTAGGCGGCGTCGAGCTCCGCGCGGGCGCGGGGCACGTGGACGTGCAGGTTGCCGGTGGTCTTGTCCCGCTGGCCGCCGAGGCCGGAGACGAGGTTGGCGAGGCGGTCGGCGAGCCACATCACAGGACTCCGAGCAGGCCGTATCCCGGCCGGGCGAGCGCCGAGAAGGCGCGCGAGAGGGCGTCGACCTGGTCGAGGAAGGCGCCGTTGGGAAAGGCGCAGAGCTCGTCGAGGAAGGCCTCGTTCCAGGGGCCGGCGACGAGGTGCAGGTTGCCGGCCTCGGCCTGGGCCGAGACCGGGGCGGCGCGGGTCGCCTTGTCGCCGCTCTCCAGCGAGGCCCTGACGTCGTAGCCGGACAGCCGCCCGACGAGGTACTGCGCCTGCGCCTTGCCGGCCTGGCCCGGATCCTGCGGCAGCGAGATCCGGCAGGACGGCCCGTCCTCGGCGGCGGTGGCGAGGATCAGCCGCTCGACCCCGCCGGCCGAGAGCCGGTCGCGGCGGACATCCACGACGTAGAGCCGGCCGTCGGGCGCCCGCGCGAGCTTGACGCCGGCGGTGTAGTCCGGCTGGCGCCCGGCCCGCGGCACGCTGGCGGCGAGGTCCCAGGCCCGCACATGGGCGCAGCCCGCGGGCAAGGCCCGCACCAGGGTGAACCAGCCGCGCCTGAACAGCCCGCCGTCCCGGGGGGCCGGCCGCTGCTGGTACTGGCTGGCCGCCGCGTAGGCGCCCATCGCGGCCTTGTCGCGCTCCACCGCCGCCCTGGGAAAGCGGGCCGGGAAGAGCAGTTCGCCCGGCTCGCGGCGCGGATCCCGGAAGCCGATCCGGGTGGCGCAGGCGCGCTCCGGCTCGAACTCCATCGGCAGCATCAGGTGCTCGTAGCCGAGGTTCTTCGCCAGGATCACGCCCGACAGGTCGCGCTCGTGCAGCCGCTGCATGATCACCACGATCGCCGAGCGGACCGGGTCGTTGAGGCGGGTCGGCACGGCTTCGAGGAACCAGCGCTCGACCGCCTCGCGCACCCGCTCGGACCCGGCGCCCTCGACGGAGATCGGGTCGTCGAGGATCACCCGGTCGCCGCGCGAGCCGGTGATCGAGCCGGCCGAGACCGCCTCCCGCAGGCCCGACGCCGTGGTCTCGAACCGGCCCTTGCGGTTCTGGTCGCGGGTGAGGCGCACCCGCTCGCCCCACAGGGCCCGGTACCAGGGCGAGGTGATCAGGCGCCGGGTGCGCAGGTTGTCGCGCAGCGCCAGCCGCTCGGTGTGCGAGACCGCGACGGTGCGCAAGGCGGGGCGGTTCCTCGGCCCCCATTCCCAGGCCGGCCAGAACACGCCGGCGAGCAGGCTCTTCATCGTGCCGGGCGGCACGTTGATCAGGAGCCGGGTGATCTGCCCGGCGGTGACCGCCTCCAGATGGGCGCTGACCGCGTCGATGTGCCAGCCGTGGATGTAGGCGCTGCCCGGCTCGATCGCCGGCCAGGCCCGGCGCACGAAGCCCGCCAGGCTCTCCTCGCTATCGAGCCGGTCGAGCGCCCGCAGCAGGGCCGGCGGGTCGGTCAGCCAGGCGCTCGGCGATGGCCCGGAGCTGGGCCCGCTGCTCGCCGTCGAGGAGGCGGAGGATCGCGGCGGGATCGGGGAGCGCGGTGCCGTCACGGAGCTTCCCCTCTTCCTTGTCGAGATCCCAGGCCTGCCGCTCGAGGGCGATCCACAGCCGCGCCGCGGCGGCGAGGTCGCGCAGGGCCGCGATGCGCTTCTGCAGGACCGCCGCGCGGGCGAGACCGCCCTCCTCCGTGCCGTCCTCGGGCACGGGCTCCCCGGCGGCGGCCTGGAGGTCGTCGAGGAGCTGCAGCGTGAGGGCGGCGCCCTGCGCCACCACGAGGCGGTGGCCGCCGAGCACGTCGCCGGAGGGCGGTTCGTCGCGCGGGGTCTTCGCGACCCCCCACCCCTCCGCCCGGGCCCGGCGCCGGAGCGTCGCCGGGCTGATCCCGAATCGACGCGCGATCGCAGGCCCCGCCTCCGGCGTCGTCCGATAAGCCGCCGCGATGCCCGCCCAGTCGATGACTCGCCGTGCCATGGTGCCTTTGGCCATATCGCCTCTTGGATTGTGGGAGACGCGCGGCGCGGCCCGGAGCGACCCGCAGAGGTGAGTCGCCAATCGGCGGCCGGTGGGCACGCGCCGCCCGTCGCCTCGGTGATGCCGTGGGCCGGGTCCGGGGACACATCCCCGCGTCGCGGGGCAGTCGAGCAGCCACATCCTCCAAGGGCAGGCCGCAGACCCGGATAACCTGCGGCCTTTGTACCCGCCCCGCCGATGTTCGTCAAATGTTCTCTTCGGCGGGACGCGATTTTTTCGACGCCGTCACTCGCGCTCGATCTGCCCCTCGGTGAGCACAACCGGGGTCTCGCGCCCGAACAGCGAGAGGGCGACCCGGTAGCGCCGGCGGGCCGGGTCGATCGCCTCGATCGTTCCGCGCAGGGCCGCCAGCGGTCCCTCCGTCACCCGCACGCCGTCGCCGAGGGCGAGCAGCACGGCCGCGACCGCCTCCTCGTCGCCGCCATGCCCGGTGACCGCATCGGCGAAGCCCTGGAGCACGGACGGCGCGATCACGACCGCGCGGCCGTCGCGAAACAGGACCCGGTCGATGCCCGGATGGCCCTCGACCCGCGCGAGGTCCCCGTCATCCGTCAGGCCGACGAAGATCGTGCGGTGGAGGAGCGGCAGCCGGGCGGTGCGGCGGCGGCCCGTGGGCGAGGTCAGCTCCACCTCTTCCCGCGGGTCGAAGGCCGGGATGCCGGCGGCCGCGAGGTCGCGGGCGGCCCGGGCGGCCCAGCGCGGCTTCGTCTCGGCGACGAGCCAGACCCGATCGGCCTCCAGCACGATGCGGGCGGGCCGGACCCGCCGGCGGCGCCGGCGGCTGATCTCGGCCGCGCGGTCCGCCGGCGGACGGCCCTGCGCCAGGACCTCGCGGCGGCGGCGGGGGATGCGGCGCTTGGACCGGCTCACGCCGCCCTCCCCGGTCGCCCGAGCGCGACCCCGCTCAGGCCTCGTCGCGGCGACTCTGCGCGTCGCGGCGACTCTGCGCGTCGCGGGGGCCTTGCGGGTCCCGTGAGCCCTGCGGGTCGCGGCGATCCGGCGCATCGCGGCGGCCCTGCGCGGCTTCCCGCGTCAATGCCTCCGTCATGCGCACGATCCGGCTGCGCACCATCAGGAACAGGCCGACCCCCGCCGCGAGGGTCCACAGCACGATCAAGGCAACCTTCATGCGCTCCTCCTGCCCCGGAGCGGGCCGCAGGGCGAGGGGCTTCGCGGCAGGCCGCCAGGCGTTTCCGGGCGATGCGATCCCGTTGTGGCAATTCGCCGCCGAATCGGCCCGATGCCGGCGGCCCCGGATCGTCCCGAGGCATTCCGGCGTTGCGCAACCGACCCGCCCCGTCGACGGGCGATGCGCGGTGGGGCGCGAGAAATCGGTGGACCATCGGAGAACTCCCGCCACGAGGAAGACGGCGCACGGGCGCCCCTGGGATAGGCTGCCCCAGGGACAGGACGAGGGACGCGCGAGCGGAGGGTCTCGCGGTCCTTGCGACCGAAGTCGCTACATGATGTAATGATCATGCTCAATACCTCAAGTGCCGAGGATATTCGCTGAGGTGATTCATCTCGCAGAGAACCGGGTTCGGACGGCCCAGGGCGAGCGGCTGCGCCAGGCGCGCATCGCTGCCGGCTACCGCTCGGCGCGGGACGCCGCGCTGCAGAATGCCTGGCCGGAGAGCACCTACCGGGCGCACGAGGCCGGCACCCGGACCATCGGGCAGGACGATGCCGAACGCTACGCCGCCCGCTTCCGCCGCGACGGCGTCGAGGTCAGCGCCAAGGGACTCCTGTTCGGCGACGACGACGCGCCGGAGCCGCAAGCGGACGGAAGTCAGATCGTGGGGGTGAAGGGATTGATCAGCGCCGGCGGCTTGATCGACACCGGGGACGAGCAGCCCGGGCCCGAGGGCGACCTCTTCCGCATCGCGGTGCCGTTCCGGGTGCCGCCCGGCACCATCGCGTTCCGGGTCGCCGGCCTGTCGATGTATCCGAAATACGAGCCGGACGACGTGGTGCTCTGCGCCGAGGCAGGGGAGAGCCCGGAGCGCCTGCTCGACCTCTACGCGGCCGTCGCGACGGCGGAGGGGCACCGCTTCCTGAAGAAGATTTTGCGCGGCTCGCAGCGCGGCGCCTATCACCTCGAGAGCCACAACGCGCCGCTGATGCCCGACCGCCGCCTGGTCTGGGCCTCGGGCATCATCAGCACCGTGCATGCCCAGCACTGGAGCCGGTTCTGCGCCGGCTCGACGGCCGGCGCGTGACTCACGGCGACGATCACTGCATCCCGCAGCGATCCGCGCGCGATCAGTCCGCCTGCGCGACCCGGGCGGTGCGGCGCTGCGCGGTCCAGCGGCCGGAGCAGAGGGCGGAGACGCTCCAGGTGCCGGCGCCGGAATTGGCCTGGAGCCGGCCCGAGGCGGCGCCGCTCGCCGAGCCGCGGCGGACGGTCAGCCCGACATTGCCGTCCGGCCCGATGCGCCCGCTCACCGTCGCGCCGCCCTCGCCTGCCGAAGCCACCCGCACGTCGCCGTCGGTGATCGCCAGCGCCACGCTGTAGCGGCTGTCGCAGAGGCCCGATTCGGTGACGAGCTGCACCGACCAGGTTCCGTTGAAGCTCCGTCCCTCCGCCGCCGCCGGCTGCAGGCTGGCCGGCAGCGCGGCGCAGAGGACGAGAGCGGCGATGGACGACTTGAGCAT